GGATGTGCATCAGCTCGAAGATATCCCGGCCGTAGCAGCGGTCGCCGGCATTGAAGAGCCATTCGCCAGCGGTCTGCATATTACCGATGCCGCTGTTGTACTGGTCAACGATGATGCGGCGGCGCCAGGAAGGATCGTCGCTGGTCGTGTCTAGGAAGTAGAAATCGTAGCACCGCAGCACTGGAGTCGCATCGGAGCCCCAGTAACCAGAGTTCTCCTTGAAGTCTTCCTCAATCTTTTCAGGGAAGTATTGGCCGGACCAGTCGTTCACCTGGAGACTCGTAGCCTCGCGCTGAATCATCGCAGCCAGCAGTTCGTTCACCAGCTTCAGGTTCCAACCGGGATCGACGTTCTCACCGCGAGTCATGCGGATTAGGTCCGCAGCTGTGAAGGAGGTGTAGATCGCGAAGTGCGACATATTCTCCATCGTGGTCAGCGTGTTCGTGGGAACCAGAATGTCTTCAGTTCCACGGGCCGAAGGGCACCATTCACGATCACGCAGCCACGTCACCGGCCCAATGCCGTGAAGAACCGTCGCAGCAAACTGAGATTCCAAGACCGTGGAATACTTCGGAGACCGCTTCATCACGCGGTTCAACTGCTTCGTGATGATGTTGCCCCACTCAGTGCGCTTATCCCGAGGGCCGGTATCGAGGCCCACAGAAAAGTAATTCTGAGGCTTTAGGAACGCGTTCGTAAACTGCTGGCGTGCCGCATGAATGATGCGCGTACCTTCCAGAAAGTTGACGTTTGTCTGGATCTTATTGTCGCGAGCCTCCTCTTCGCTGTATGGAGGATTACCGTTAAAGGTAGCGTTAATGCGAGCGCGATTGCGGGAACGAGGCTGTTCAGCCTCTAGCATCGCACTAATAACATTCCAGACTCTACTTGGTTCTTTGAAACTCATATTGATCTCAGATTGCTTTTCGTTCCTGCGAAATCCAGCATTTATCAGGCATTTCACGATCGCCTAGGTAACTCAATGGCACCCAGACCTTGAGCTTCAGGTAGCAGCCGCAGACTTCGCAGGTGCCAGCATTAGACTCACCTTGAAGGATCATAGCCATGTCGTGGCGCAGTTGCTCCTGCTCAATGATAACCTCAGCGACAGTTTTCTCGATTGCGTCTGGCTTGGTAGGTTTGTTGTGCAGGCAGTGCAGACACGTATCAAGACGATGCTGCGCTACTGAGCGATCAACGGGAATACCGCCATCGCCCAACCATTCCGCAAGAATCCTGACGCCTTGCGCTGTGTTTTTAACCCTTTCCACCGCACGAGCGACAGCCTGATACCCTTGGTTGAGCATTGGTTTGAGTGGATTGAGTTGTTGTTTGCTGGGGAAAACGAGCTTTTGTGTAGGCTTCCAGATCACTCACCGCTTGTTCAAATGACGATGGAAGGTGGTTGGCAATCCTGTGCTGCTGGATCAATCGCGCCATCGAATGAAAATCGTAATTCATCGGGTTTGGCGCGGTCCACTTGGTTGCGGGTTCGTAGAACTGCCATCCACCGTTTGGAAACGTGTTGTAATTCATGCTGCCTGATTTTTAAAACGGCAGATCATCGGCGTCGAGATCAGGCTTCGGGGCGGCCGGGGCCTGAGCCCTCGGAGCCGGCGCGTCACCTTCATCACGTCCCTTAAGGAACTGGAAGGTTTCGATCATAATCCGCGTGGTAGACCGCTTGTCTCCGGTCTTCTTGTCGTCCCACTCTTCCCGGGTCAGGCGTCCCTCAACCAACAGCGGGTGACCTTTCTTGACGTATTGAGCGATCGTCTCGGCCTGCTTACCGAACGCCTTGCACTCAGCAAAGTACACGTCTTCCTTTTCCTCACCAGCCTCGGTCTTCCAGCGGCGATTGACCGCCAAGCTCAGGTTGCAAACGGCAGTCCCTTTCGGAAGGTACTTGAGTTCTACGTCTCGGGTGAGGTTGCCGATCAGGATGACTTTGTTGAATGATGCCATAAGGTTAGGAATAGGTTAGCGAATGCTCAGTATCCATCGTGCGACGCTTATCTGACAGACGTGTCAGCCACTTTGGTGTCTGTCGCTTGACAATACCAACCCCTTGCCCGCCTGCAATCTCAAATCCCGTTCTGCGAGCCATTTCGAGTGCGACCACGAAAGAGTCCCATAAATCAGGGGATCGACCCATGCGTTCCTTGGTTTTGTGCTTGGGCTCCACGTCGATCAAACCAGTGCGGGAGATTCCCCATTCGCGCATTGACCCTTCCTCGGCGACTTCCCGGGGAAGTTTCCTCAGCTGCTTGGATTCGATCAGCAGGCGCGACGAATACCAGAGGGCTGTGACCATCTTTCCGTAGGCTTCACGCTCAGTCTTCGGATCACCCTTGCGAACAGGACGATCTGTCGGGCGACCGCCAAACTCGATCGGCACCACCTCGGGTGACCACAGGCGGGCGAACGCAGACATCAGCGTGCCGCGTCCAGTGGAATCGAATCCCACCTGATTAGGCGGGATGTTGCGCTGCTTGCAGTAGAGAAGCACGTACTCGGCAATCTGCTCCTCCGCCTGCTGCGCTTTGACGGCCGTCACAGGGATTACGATCGGGGCCTCAGCAAATGCTAGCACGATGCGTCCAGTGCTGTCCGGGCCGTACTGAAGGTCGATCATAACGCATCGGTCACCACCGATGCCTGAGTACGCCGCGTCGATCCCGATGATTCGCGTGATCTTGTCGGCGCCCTGCCACACGATTTCATCGAACGCCTGGTTCTGCTCACACAGCGACATAGTGACCACGCGCCGCGTACCGCCGTCTCGGGGCAGCAGCCCGAGGTTCATCATCGAGAACTGCAACGAATCTCGGCCGTAGTAATCCAAGTCCGCCTGAATCTGCTCCGGAGTGATAATGCCTCGGTACGGATTGGTTCCTTTCGGAAACTTCGCGTTCGGCGTGTCGTACCCGCACAGCTGGACAGCAACCCCTCCTGGCGCCCGCGTTCTCCAGGTGCGTGTCTGCTCAAGGTATTCAATGCCTTCCCAGCCGCCCATCGTAGAGTGCGGCTCACAGACAACCCCAAGCGCGTCGTTGCGATCCTTGGGATTCCCCATCGCGATCAGCTTGAACTCAGGATTCTTGCGAAGGTTGGCGACTGAATCGAGGAACCCTCGGCTCATAAGAGACGCCTCGTCTGCAATCAGCATCACTCGGTCGTTCTTGAGCCCGACGTAGTTCGAGAGGCCAACGAACGTGCCGCCGACCTTGCACGCTACACCAATGATTCCGTCGCGGAAGTCCTGCGCCTCGGCGTCTTGGTCAGAACTGGTCAGGATAAATCGGCTCTCGATAACGCGCCCAGGAAGCCACTCCCGCCGCGCCTTTGCCTTGTTGTGCAACTCCTTGATCGAGCCCCAGATTCGCAGCTGGAGACCCTCACGCGTCGTTGACGACATGATGATTGAGGTGCCAGTCGGGTAGATGTAGAACGTACAAAGCCCGAAAGCTGCGGAGGTGTAGGTCTTGCCAGATGATCCTGGGCCCATGATTCCAACCTCTTGATTTTCCGCGAAAGTCTTGATTAGCAGGTCAGACCAGATGTGCCAATCGAAGTGAGGCCAAAGCGCCGTCATGGCCGCTTTGAAGTGATGATATTTCCCACATCCGTACTTGACGCCACCGGACATTATGTAACCGCCGCGACGAACCATTTCGGCTTCGATGAGAAAGCGGTCTTTTGTACGCCACGGTATAGACAGGTAATCTGGGCTTTCATTCATCTTGCGGGAATGCTGCTGCGGCCTTTCAATACGTTCAAGCGTCATGGTCGCAGAAAAAAATCGCATAGTAGATGGCCTCCTCACCGCTGAAGGTGGGGTGGATAGCGGTTTTTCGCCCTCACTCATTCAACCGAACCAGCTAGCATGGGCGGTGAACACGACGGTGCGCGGAGGATTCCCGAAAGCGCGACCTGGAATTTGGACCAAACTGCTGAAGTTTGCCGATCCAACCGTTCTCTACAACGGAGGCTACTACAACGCTGCGGTGCAATCGGCGTTCAAAGAGGGGTTTTTTCAGGGATGCGGAACCTACACTGCCGACAACGAAGACCCTTACATTTTTGTGTCGATTGGAGGCAAAGTCTTCCAGATCGACATCAACGCCGGATTCAGCGTTACAGACATAACGCCAATCAATTTTCAGTTTCAGATTCAAACTCGCGGTCGAGTATCTAACGTCGCTACCTACGTTTGCGGAGCGCCTCACGGGCTATCGCCCGGCATGGTGGTACGGCTTCCTGAACCTCCAGGTGCGTCTTTTCCGCAGGGATTTTTCGGAGATTTTCTGGTTCAGACTACCCCAAGCCTAACGACATTTACCACGTACTCACCGGGAGTTGACGCAGGTCCGTTGCTTGGCCCAACATTCAATGCCTACCAGCTAGCGGCCAATAATCCTCAGATTTTACACGTTTATTTTCAGCAGGCTGAGAATTGGATGATCGTCCAAGACACTCAGAATCAACCGTATCTGTTTGACGGTTCCACATTGCGTCGAGCAACTGGAGAAGAAGTGCCAACAGGTGGCCCGATGGCATACGGAAAAGGTCGCCTATGGGTTGCCAATGGATCGGAATACTACGGTGGAGACTTGGTCTACGGCGATCCCGCTTATGGCCGGGACAGCGTGATTCGATTTACCGAGAACACATTCATCAATGAAGGCGGCGCCTTTGCGGTCTCAAGCGGCCCGATCACAGGGTTGGCATTCGCGGCCAACCTGGACACGTCCCTTGGCGACGGCGACCTGCTGGTGTTCACCCCGACCGCCACTTACGCGTTTAACGCGCCTGTGGACCGGGATGTTTGGAAGGATCTCAATTATCCAATCCAGCGATTCGCGCTTCTGAACTTCGGATCGTTCAACCACGAATCCATCGTGCCGGTGAACGGTGATCTATTCTTCCGCGCTCAGGACGGCATTCGCTCGTTGATCTACGCCAGGCGCGACTTCTCTGAGTTTGGAAATACTCCGATCAGCCGGCAGGTGACCCGTGCGCTGGCTTACGACACGGATTTTTACCTGACGGCTGCTAGCTCCGTGAACTTCGACAATCGGTTGCTGATGACCATTCAGCCCCAGAAGGTCAACAACCGAGGTATCATACACCGAGGGGTCGTAGTGCTGGACTTTGATCTTGTCTCGGGCATGGGCCGAAAACTCCCGCCGGCATGGGAGGGGGTCTGGACTGGAGTTGATGTATTCCAGATGCTGACAATCCGAATCCAGAAGCAAGAACGCTGCTTCATGTTTGGACTGAATCAAGGGGACATCGGTCTCTTTGAGGTCACCAAGAACGGCCAGTTTGACTTTGATGGGTTCGATGATGTACCGATTGACTGGACCATTGAGACCCGCTCACTGACATTTGGTGAACCCACAAACAAGAAGCGCCTAGTTAGCGCCGAGCAGTGGTACGACCAGGTGATGGGCAATATCGAAGCCAAGGTCTACTTCAAGGCTAACGAGGGCGAGTGCTGGCAACCATGGGCCGAGATTAAAGACTGCGCCAAGTACCGCAACTGCGAGCCAGGCGAGATTTCCTGCCCTCCTGCGGTGATTAACTGCCAAGAGGTCAAATACTACCAGCCGCCAGCCAGATCGCGCATTGCCCTCCCGCAGCCTCCGGACAAGTGTGACGTGCAGACCGGAGGGTTTACTCGTGATGGCTACGAGTTCCAGTTGCGCTACGTGAACACCGGCCGCTTCCGGCTCAAGCGCGTGGCGATGGTTGCTCAACGACTCCAAGAGGATATCTACGGCGATCTGAGCCGCGTCGCCTGCCCGTTACTCTCCGAATAGTATGCCTTCTTCAAACCCAGTCGATTACGGCGCCGATCCCTGTGGACTGAGAAACAGCGCGTGGGCGATCAATGAATGCCTATTCGCTGCGCTGCGCTGCGATTTTCCAGTGGGGACATTCCTGCTTGGGTCGAGTCCTGGTGCGAAGATCATCGACCGTGTCCGCACCGCAGGCGTTGCGACGTTCAACACGTCCACACCGCACGGGCTCGTTGTCGGCGAGAAGATCACTTTGTACGGGTTTACGGACAGCACCTTTAATGGTACTGGGCCGTTACAGTTTGGATTCACGGTTCTAAGCATACCTACTCCGACGCGATTTACAGTGTCGATGCCGCTGCCAGCATATCCCGATGCCCCCCTGGTCACCGAAGACGGTTGGATCAACCTAATCGGCGGCGGCTACACCTCGTCACTTGTGATGGGATACCCACCGTTGACGGGCGTCATCAATAACATCGCATTCACCGGCCAGGGCATCGGAAAGACGATCCTGAAGTTTGCCGACCATACCTCTACAAAAAGAGGGGATACTTTCGGTGCTAGCATACAGATGCTTAAGACCTTAGGAAATTACACGGGGTTTGGAGTTGTTGGGGCACCTGGCGCTTACGCAGGCGCGCCTCTGGATAGCATCAACTGCAAGAACACGATAATTGAAGGAATTACTTTCGACGGAAACTACGCAAACAACTCGGTCGCTGACACTAAGATTTCCTCTGTTCAACGGACAAATGGTGTAAACACTTATAATACTTCGTATCCACATTTCATTCAACCGATCGCAACACCGCCCTACACTCCCCCGGTTGTTCCTACTCCGTACACGAATGTAAGTGAAATAGGACAGTACATAAGTAACGTAATTATAGTTGGACCAGGAAACGATTCTTCATTTATTGGATTCGGTCAGGTTCAAAACATTACTTCGATGTCGTTTCAACGCGATCTTCGTGTTGTGCTAACACAAGGTCGTATAAATCAATTTGGATACGCAATATACACTAAACACCCGCAATGGAACTTTGGTTTTACAACTGGTGACACGATCACGGTGACAGGGTATTCCAACGCTGCATTGAATGGCACGTTTGTAGTAGCGGGATTTATATCAGCACAAGAGGCTTTTTGCTTAAACGTAGGAACACCGACGATTTTTTCGATGATCGGGTACGAAAGGCTTACTAACGTCGCCACCTACGATACTTCTTTGGTTCATCCGTTCATACCTGGAGATACGGTTTTCATATCAGGATTCGCTAATCCCACACTCAATGGCACGTTTGTAATCACCGGAATACCGTCTCCAACGCAGTTTAGCTGCGCCAACGCTGGACCTGACACTGGCGTAATTGGAGATTCTGGGCTGGTATACAAGGTAATAAATGAGAACGCTCGCGCTTGGGCTTATCCAGACGTTGCCCTTACAGCTCAATCAACAGCTGGCGTAAACTCGTCATTCACCGTTGCTGGAATCAACCACGTCGGAGAGAACGCGCTCATTCAGAACAACCAGTTCTACGATTTCGGAGTTGGAATTGCGGATCAGGAGGCGTTTATCGTGAAGTCGTTTCTTCCGATGAACGTTACTGACAACACTCAAGGAGCAAGGGTTCTAAACAACGATTTCAGCTACCAAGGACGCAACTCAATTCAAAGCACCCTGTACCCTGGCAGCGCAGAGTCGAATACTCAGTGTGTGGTTGGCGGGTTTTCAAGTCTTATTGACCCGATCAATGTGGTTTCTCGCGTTGGTGGAGTTGCGACCTACACCTGCGTGATGAAGCACACGTTGAGGGTGGGGGATGTGGTGCTGGTGACGATTGGAAATTATGCCTTTGGAATCATATCCGCTCAACGACAATTAAACGTAGTTACATTTATAACGTCGCAGAAGCATTTCTTAGCGCCTGGAAATACCGTGTCTGTGGACATCAGCGACAACTCGTTTGATGGATCTTTTACTGTCGCTAGCGTTATAAACGACTTCACGTTTACTGTCGCGCAGGTGGGTGCTGCTGTTTTTCCAGCAATATCAGTCTCTGGATACGCGGTTGTAAATCTTGGGTTCGCTGGGTCATTGACTGTCATATCAACGCCAGACTCTTACCGATTTACGGCATCCAATGCGGGCATCGACATACTCCCCGGCCTATACCTCGACGGCCAGGTAATCATGCTCCGAAGTCAGCGCATCTTCGCTACAGGATGTGAGTTTAAATACAACCGGGTTCAGGGTGGCCCCGACCCCGTAAACCAGCAGAGTCCGGTTACCGCCATCACGGTTCGTGAAGCCAACGGTGCGGATATCAGCTACAACAATTTTGACGGGTTTCGTGGCACCTGCTTCTACGTCGATTCCTACCAGCACAAGGGAACACACATCCATCACAACTCGGCACTGAACATATCAGCGTTTATCGCCTTGGTTGTGCAGGATTGGTTTACGTTGATTTCAGGGGTTCCAGCCATCACTAACCCAGAGGCCTACTCAACCTTGATTTCGGGGCACAAGGATATGTTGATCGAGAACAATGATGTTCTCTTAACAGGGCCGGGATCATGGTTCTACCAAACCGCGTACACCCCCTTGGACGCCGTTTTCCTGGTCAACAACCACGATGTAAACAAGTCTACCTGGTACTACCCGACGGACTACCAGATACCGATCTCAACCGTAACGCGTGCGGCAGGAATTTCCACGTTTACGACGGCGTCAGCTCATGAGCTTCAGGTGGGAATGGAAATTTCGACGATTAGCGTGTCAGACGGCACGTTCAACGGGGTGTTCATGGTTCTCAGCACTCCAGCTGTAAATCAGTTTACGGTTACAAATGGCGGCACACCTGGAAGTTCATCCGGAGGATTCCTCGGCATCAACAGCCCGATCAACTTCCCGTGGGAAATCAAACCCATCGGATTCCAGCGCACCGCCGGAGTCGCCACGTACACGACGAACAAGGCGCACCAGATACTCCTTGGATACCACGTAACCGTTGAGGGGCTCAGCAACGCTTCGTTCAACGACCAGGTGATCGTGACCGGAACACCGTCGGCCACGACGTTTACCTGCGCGAGTCCTGGTCCAGACGTAGCGTTTACCTCCTCGATCGGCAACTTCTTCCGGTACGTCGATAACATCCAGATTGGATGCAACAACGTCCGAAGGCTCAGTGGACAAGGTTTGGTCCGCAATAACGGAGGCCAGTTTGGCAACGCATTTCTCACAGGGCGCCCAACACGCTGCGTTGCGCCTCTTGAGCAGTTTTTCTATTTCGATTGTCCCGAGGGCTGTTTGGCGCTTGAATGCGACCCAGGCCCGTGTAAGCCAAACGACTACCTTTACCGCATCTAGCCATGCCTGAAATCAACCTAACTGCCGGCACACTTCCTCCGCCCGCCTGCTACGCATCCGAGCAGGATCGTTTGGACGCCTACGCGGAGGCGATAATCGCCCAGTATTCAGCGCCACCAGAGTGGTCGGCAGGCGCAGTTGCCCCAGCTGATCTTTCGCTCTACTGGCTGCGACTGGACTCAAACCAGAATCCGGTCGAGGTCCTGAAGTACAACACGACGGCGCCGGCTGGATGGTCGCGGGTTCAGACGCAGTTTACGTATGGCGTCGGAGCCGGCGTTGCCAACGCCTACACGCTTACGTTGACGCCCGTTTCTCCTGGTGTAAATCAGGCGTACCGGACAGGGGTGTCATACGTTTTTGTTGGGTCAATCGTAAACACTGGAGCTAGCACGCTGTCGGTTGACGGCCTTGCAATTAAGGCGATCACGAAGTTTGGCACCGTTCCATTGGTTGCAGGCGACATACGAGCCGGGCAGGTGTGCGTCGTTGTGTACGACGGCACTCGTTTCCAGCTGCTGAATCCCGGCAATGTGGGTCCATCGAATTTCTCTTCTGGAATTGATCGCCAGTTTTTACGGACAAACTCGACTCCGGCTACGGTCTGGGAGTCGGGGTATATTACTCCGGTTGCGAGTTATCTGGCGATTCCGGCTTCTGGATTTGCGGTTACTTTTTTCCACGGCCTCGGAGTAGACCCGTTGACTTGGGACATCGGAATCATCTGCACTACTGCGGACGTTGGTTATGCGCTGGATGATTACATTTCGGCAAAATCACTGGCCTATCCGACCAACTACGGTATTTCCATGACACCATTCTCAAACGCCAGCGTCATCGGTTTTGTCCGAAACAACGGCGGGTTCGCAATCTGGGTCAACCGCAAAGATACCGGAGTGCCTGCTGCCATTACCGAAGCCTCTTGGAAAGTCATGGCCCGCGCCATCCGATAACATGAGAAAAACCCTCGCCCAAGCCAAGAACTCCACGATCCCGCAGGCAGTCGGTCTGGCCACCTGCGACGAGCGTTTCGTCCAGCTGCTCAACGAGGCTCAGGCTCGTTTGGCGGACATGGGCAAGTGGTGGGGTACGTACAAGAAGCTGCGTGTCTGCGTCACCGCCGGCTGCATCACCTGGCCTCGCGAGGTCAAGACGATTGAGGCGATGAACCTCTGCGGCTACAACATCCCCATCCAGAACCAGTGGTACGAGTTCCAGACGGACACCCGGGCACCGCGCACCGGATGCAGCCGGGAAGGATGCGAGCAAGACCAGCTGCTAGATCGCGGCATGGTGACGCAGTTTCGAGACTCGGTTGGTAACTGCTACATCAGGGTGACACCACAGCTGTCAGCTGACGTTGGTAAGCGTGTTCTCTTGCAGGGGCTTGATCCCAATGGAATCCCAATCCGCACGTTGGACTCGGTCACTGGAGAATACGTCTGGGGCGAGTACGTCACGCTTCCAAACCCCTCCATCACGGCCTACGTCCAGACAACCAACCTCTTCAAGCAGCCGGGTCTGACTGGCGCTCAGAAGCCGTTGACTCAAGGGAGCCTGACGATTCTGGCGTACAACCCGACAACCCTTCTACTAACCCAGGTTGCAGTCTGGGGCCCGAGCGAGCAGAACCCTGAGTACCGTCGCACCTACCTTGTCGGGATGCCCGAGGTGTGCGGTGGCGCCAACTCGTGCAGCACCACCCAGGACAACTGCTGCATCGACAACGGAGACGGCTGCGTGCCAGCAGACGAGGCTTGCACCAACACGGTCGTGGAAGCGATCGTTCGTCTGGACTTCATACCGGCGATCGTTGATTCAGACTGGCTGTTTATCGGGAACCTCCAGGCGATCAAGCACATGATGAAAGCGATCCAGAAGGAAGACCGAAATCAGTACACCGAGGCTGAGCGCGAGATCCAGCTAGCACTACGATCGCTTCGGAATGAGCTTGAGGCGTACAGCCCCAATGAGCGCAGCGTGATTAACGTGCAGCCGTTCGGGTCCGCGAAGATTCAATTTCGGTTCGGTGGATTTATCTGATGACTGAGGAGCTTCCAGTAGCCGTTCAGCCAGTGACGTGGCTCGATATCCTGACGGACGAGACCGTCACGTTCGATGATCGTCTGGACAGGTGGGAAGCGTTCGTGGCGAATATTCCCCAGCAGGAGTGTCCGCTAAAGCACACGTTCCCAGAGGGGATGTACGTGCGTGAAATCTTCATGCCGGCTGGATGTGTCGTCACCAGCCGCATCCATAAGTTCGACAATCCGTTCTTCATCACCAAAGGCAGGGTCACGGTGGTTAGCGAGAACGAGGGCATGGTGACCTACGTAGCGCCGTATTCGGGCATCACCAAGCCAGGAACTCGCCGCGTGCTGTTAATCCATGAGGACACCATTTGGACCACGGTTCACCTGAATCTGGATAACAAGACGGATCACGAAGAGCTTTTGAACGACCTCACTTACGTGGGTCAAAACCAATACTTACTATGTCATTCGTAGCCACAGCAGTTATAGGAATCGGAGCCGGAGCTGCCGTCGGAGGCATCGGCGCAGCAGTCGGAGCCAATCAAGCTAGCAAGGATCGCGCTGGCGCTCGCGGCGTCGCGAATATGCCTGGCCTCGACGTCGGCTCAGCAGTGGGAGAGGCAGGGAAACTGGCGCCTCAAACCAGAGAGCTTGAAGCTCAACGAAACGCCTTCAACCGAGCGCAGCTTCTTGAGTCTCTTGGCCTCCAGATTCCCGGCTATCAGGAGGGCCAAGCTCAGCGCACCCAGAACGCAATGTCGTTGCTTCGCGGAGAGCTGCCCCCTGACCTTGCTTCCCAAATCCAACGCAATACCGCCTCAAAGGCTTTAACTGGCGGTTACGCTGGAAGCCAAGCGGCTCGCAACCTAACGGCGCGAGACCTAGGTAGGACTTCACTGGATCTCCAGCAGGCGGGTGCTCAGCAGTTTTCAAACATTCTGGGAACCACGCCGCTGTCGCAGCTGGCGAATTACGAGTTTACGCCTCAGATGCTTGCAAACTTGAGGGCTGATGAACGCACCAAAAAACAAGCCGCTTTGCTTGGGTCGTATAATATGGCAAGCGCAGGCGGTGTTGGAAGCCAGTATCTTGGATCGCTAGGGTCTGGATTGACCAACCTTGGATTCGGCGCTTTAGGACAAATGGGAGGTGCCGCAAGCCCTGGAAGCAGCAATGTTGCAATGCAACAGAGCATCATGCCGAAAACGATCTAATCTTATGGCAAACCCATTCTCAGGACTCGAAAACATTGGGCAATCGTACCTCGCAGGACTCCAGCTGGCGAATCAACGCCAAGCCAGGGAGGAAGCAGCAGCGCAGCGGCGAGAGGATACGCGGGTGCGGGAACAGTATTACACCCAAATGGGCACCGATCGGGAGGCTGCGTTGCAGGAACGTATTCAGGCGCGACTTGATGCGGCAGCCAGCCAGTTTGGTCAGGATTTGATTTTAAATTCTCAAGGTTTACCCGACTACGCAGGATCTGCTTTGAAGCGCGATCGCCGTCTTCAATCCGATACGCTAGCAGCCGCCGAGGGTGAAATCGCTGCAATGTACGGAACCCAGCCGCCGTTATCTCCGGAAGTTATCGGAAGCCCAGCATACCAAGCTGGACGCCTACGAGGTACAGCGCGAACGATGGCTGACAAAAGAGCCGAGAACGTGGCCATGATTCGGCGGGGGTTCATGCCGATTGATGCGGAACTTCCAGATGAAGTAAACCGTCAGATCGAAGACATTTCCACGCCAGATATATTCGACGGAGGTGAAGCGCCGATAACTGCGGCTCCTATGGGAGCTGGTGCTCCGGCTGGCAGTGGTCAACGCATCACAATCAATGGCCGTCAGTACATGGTTCCGGCTGCAAGGGCGGTAAAAGAGCCGCCTCTTGGATATGAGGAAATAGAGACTCCTGGTGGAGGGAAAGTTCGCATGAATTTGACCCCTGAGCGAGTCAGGCAACTTACGGCTGCAAGGCTTGCATCTGCTGATAAAGAGCCAGGAATCTTTGACGACATTGACGCCGCTGAGAAGCAACTGCAAACGATGCAGGATAAAGGCACCGAAGAATTTAACCTTGAACGAGACAAACAAGGAAACCTAAGGGTTGTTGAAGATCAGACATTTTCGATTGGAAAATCTCCTGAGCAGATTCAAGCGGACCTTAATTTAGAGCGCGAAAAACGAGCAACTCGTCGAGGCATTAAAACTACAGGTCTAGGTACAGGGGCGCCTATGCCTCAAGGCAAAAATCGCGTGATGGATGTTCGGTCTATTGCAGGGCTTCCCCCTATCGGACGCGGTAGAACCAATGCTCCAGCAGCGGCTCCAGCTCAAGTAAGGCTTCCGGTTGATTCGCTTGCGCCAGCCAGTTCAATGTCAAGTGAGTCGCTTTCAGAGCTTGATCCAGAGGAGCTTCGCCAAGCCATGCTTGAAGCTCAGGCCAACGGTATGGATCCCGCAGTTCTTGGGCTTCAATTACGCCAAGCACTTAACCAGTCAGGCGTTCCAACAGCAGCTGGAACGAACTCCTATCCATTGGGATTGTCTCAGGAGCAATTTGACGCAATCCTGCGAATGCCGCGTGGTCGTGCGCCCGTGGAACTTTAACCTACTATGGCAATCGAGATCGACTTTGGACGCGAACTAGGCCGGTTAGCGTTCCCGGATGACATTACGGATGAGCAGGCTCAGTCCTACGTTCGTGAGAATTATCAGGCGATCCGACAAGGACTTCTTAGTCAGCGGCAGGAAGAGCTAGCAGCTGAGACGGAATCACAGGAGGCCGCAAAGTACCGTGCTGGTGATTACGGTACGCTTGAAACGATTGGAGGCGTGGTTTCAGAGCTGCCTAAGGCCATCACTGAAGGCTTCGGCGGAGCCATGAAAGGCGCGGAACGAGCTATCGCATTCTTCCCTCCTCCGAATGTCAATCCATACACAGGTCGCCCGATCCAACAAACGGTTGAGCCTTCTGGTCCAGGTGCTCTTTCAAAAGCCGGTCAATCCGTTCAAGAATTTGGGCGCGAGACGTTCCCTTCGCTACCTGGAGTTCAAGAAAGTATCCCAGCTCAGATTGCTGGCGGCGTTGGAAGCACGCTGTCTGTACTTCCAGGTGCGCTTTTAGCAGGTCCCGTTGGAGCAGGCGCTCTCTACGGATTGTCCGCAGGTGAAGCTGGAGCTGAAGATGCCCGCAGAGTTATTAACCGGCGCATTGCTGAACGACTTGCAGCTGGTGACTCGCAAGGAGCTGAGGATCTTCAAGCGCAGGCGTCGCAGCTGGAATCTCAATCGTTCCTTCTAAACGCTGCCATCGGCGGTGTGTCGGAGGGTGTGCTTGGCGTGGCAGGAAAAATCCGTTTTGGAAAATCCAACATCGGTGGCGTTGGGGCTCGCCTCGCTGAAAGGCTGATTCCGAAGGCTGCTAGCTTACGGACTCAGAACATGATTCGTGGCGGCGTAGAGGGCGTCGTGACAGAAGGTCTTCAGGAATCATTGGAGCAGTCCATGGGCAACATGGCTGCCAAGGTTACCTACGAACCTGAGCGCGGTATCATGGACGGTGTGGCGCAGGCTGGATTTATTGGCGCTGCGACCGGCGGACTTGTTGGTGGTGCCATTGGATCTAAGCGGAATCCGAATCTTGCGAGAGCAAACGCAATCGCCGAGGCCACGGGCGCAGATCCCGCAAACCCGCTGCCGCGTTCAACAGCAACGGTTGCCGGCCTTGAAGACGGACCGCAACCCACCGGCCCGATCGACATCGAGCCCGAGATTACGCCGGAGGATGTCCTGCGGATGTCTCAAGAGGCTGGAATTCCCATGCCAGCCGAAGAGGTGGCCCCTGCGCCCGCCCCGGTGGCTGCACCTGCACCAGAACCGCAGGCTGTTGTAACTCCTGTTGTAACTCCGACCCCCGCGCCTACCCCCGCCGCCGCCCCCGCCGCAACTGTCGATTCCGAAACCGGCTTAGCTCCCGACGAGCAGGATGAACTCGACCAGTTACTCACGGCCGAAGATGCCGGCCTGCTGAGCGAAGAGGGTGCTATCACTCTTGCAGGTTACCGCGCCCGATTGGGTGGGGTTGAGCCTGCTGCAATACAAACTCAACCTACCATATCCAGTGCCGTTCAAGAACAAGGCCCAAATGAAGGCGTGCTACGCGCAGAAGAGCAGCAACCCCCAATCGAAGTGGGACTGCGACAAGTGGATCAAAGAGGGCGGCCTGCCGAAAGCAGCGGGGCCGAAGTCCAAGTCACCCCGCAAGAAGTACGGCAAGTAAAGGCACGGGTAGCACCCGCTCCGGTGGTCGAGGTCACCACATCCACGAAGCTCCCCAAGAATCTTGCCGGTGCCAAGCCCCGTTACAGCATCTCTCAGGATACGTACCTGCCGAGATTCGACAGCGACTTTGATCTAGCTGCGTACATCGTGACGCAGACAAAAAAATCTGATAGCGACGCGGATTACTTGAAGTGGGCAGTCGAGCGGTCTGGAATGACTCCAGAGGAAGTGCGTAAACACGGCCTTCAGGTTCGCGCTGAACTCAAGAAGCTAGCAGCTAAGACGAAGGCTGGAACTGCACAGAAACCTGCTGCGTTGGTTGTGCCTTCGGTGACGATTACAATGCCGGAGGTAAAGGTTACGGCGACTCCAGTGTCGGTGCCTGTCGCTGCCCCGGTAACCCCTGCCCCTACTCCAGTAGCGCCTACTCCCACTCCCGCCCCCGAGTACACTCCAGCACGAATAAACAGCCTACTCCGGAAGCTCAAGGCCAAGGCCACAGCTGTCGGCAAAGGGTTGTATGAGATCAAAAAGCTGGCCCCAGGACAGAGGTTGGTTCTCCGCACCCGCTTTGGAGGACTTCAGGAAACCGACCAATTTCTGCTGCAAGAGAAATCGCAGGTTACAGGATATCCTTCAGACGAAGGGTTTATCCTGCGCGACAAGCAGGAGGCCGTGGCTGGCGAAACGCCGAGGCCTGCGCCTAAGCCCGCTCCTATTGGTCCCAAGCCCGATGATGAACTCACCGAGCAGCAATACTACGACGCACGGGTCAAAGAAATTGCCCGGGACAACAAAGCTACCCAAGCCGAGGTACGCGAACAGTTTTCACGTGAAGACTCGAATCTCGAACATTGGCAGGCGATTCGGAATGCTGCTGAGTCTGGAAAGCAACTAAAGGTCGAAACGCTGAATCGACTGCCGGAAGCGCGGATTGAATTTCTTCGTAAGCAGTACCCTCAGTCTGTTCCGCAGGGATACATGGCGCCAGCAGTCAGTAAATCGGTCGCGGAAAAGCAGGCTGAAATGCGGGCGGCAAAACGTGGCGTTCGTATTGCGCCTGCACCTGCAATCTCGGAGGAGGCCGAACTCAACGAGCTTCGTATCACCAAGCAGAAACGCGGCCGTTTGGGTCGCCTCAATGAAGAGCGGCTTCAGGAATTAGAGAAGAAGCTAGCACCTACACCTGCCGAACCTGTAGTCGCCGAACCCACCGAAGCCGAACTTCAAGCAGCTGAGGAAGCTCGCCTAGCTCAAGCTGAGCAGGATATCGACGCCGGCCCCATTGGCCAAGCCAAGCAGAAGTTGGAGGATGAGGGCTCCGACATGAAAAAGAGCCAGGTTAAAGCCATGGCGCGTAAGCTGGAGAAGGCCGGCATCATTGATGACTCTGAGTTGGATGATGAAGGCCGCGATACTGAGGTAGATGAGCTGGTCGGGCAGCTGCTAGAACGCGTTGAAGAGGCCCGGGATACGGCCATTCAAGAGCGGGAACAGGAGTTGGCTGATGAGGCGAAGGTTGAAAAGGTGGCTCCGAAGGCAGCGCCAATCAGTAAGGTAGCCCAAATAATCTCCAAGCTGGAAAACCTCAAGATTGATACCGGCGGAACTTTCGATGCTGTGCTTGGAATCCCGGCACTCATCTGGAACGGCGCACTGATTACCGCTCAAAACGCCTTACGCGCTGGCAAGGCGGTCACTCAAGCAATAGATGCCGCAATCGAATACATTCGCACCAACCTCAACGAGAAGCAGGCTGCGCGTGTCAATCTGGACGCGGTGCGTGAGCAGTTTGAAACTGACTTGGTTTTAGGCCGATCCGTATCTGAAATCATCGATGACGGAAAACTGCGCGGATACAAGCAAAAGGCTCGTCACCTTATTCCAGAGGAACGCCGCAAGCTGCGGTCGGATACCAAAAAACGATTCGTTGACCTGTTTGATCAACTGCCATCCGTCTCTGAGTTTGCTGCTGCTGCCCTAGGTGGAGCAGTGAAACGAGGCTGGTATCGAAAATCGGCCGAGGCGTTAATCGATGTTTTTGGAGTCGATGCTCCTCGATTTGCTGCATTGCTAGCAGGTCTGAGCCCTCAAACCAGCGTTGAAAACAACCTGATTAACGCGCTTAACGTCTGGAAAAATTGGAACCTTGCCGGCCGCCCAACCGATCGCGCTGCCATCGTCTCGGTCATGGGCCGTTCAGTGCAGGGAAACAAAGGAGAGCAAAGCGTTCTTGACGCCTGGATCAACAACTCGGTTCGGGCACTGAGTTCTGAAGACCCGACCTCCATCACTCTTAGTGGGCCTAAGGTCAACTCATTCATGTTGAACCTGCGTGGCGTAGTCAACGAGGTGACTAACGACGCGTGGATGGCAAACTTTGCGCTGGTCGATCAGGCCATGTTTGCTGGAAGTCTGAACGCTACTGGCACAGATCCCGGCAAAGGCACGGGCTACCTTGCTATGTCGGCAAAGGTAAGGGCCACAGCGGAGTATCTCACCGAGCTAACCGGCGACCAATGGACCCCAGCAGAGGTTCAGGAAACGGTATGGAGTTGGGCCAAGACGCTGTACGAACTTCAGGATCGACGCGGAGAAACTCGTAACGCTGTTGAGATTCTAAGGGCTGGAGACCTTACCGAGGAAGCTATTGCCGGCACTCCAGATTTCGCTACGCTTCTTGCCGATGGAGAATATCGACGCATCCTCGCCGAAGCTGGGTACGGCAACCAAGTTGAGCAGATTGCTCGACGAAGTGCTGAGCTTCGAGGAGCGCAACGAGCAGGCCCTGCAAGCCAAGCAGCTGCGACTGCTTCGCAAACTCTCAGAAATGCCGAAGAGCGAGCAGCCCGTCGCCTAGTCCAGCTGCGGAAACAACGGGCCGCTGAGGCTGAGGCTGAGCGCAATCAACGCCCCGACCGGGTCGAAGCCGTCCTCAAGAAGGTAATCGCCGCTACCGATCCCAAGGGCAAGGTATTCGAGGCCATAACCGGGTTGTCGAACTTCGTGGTTTATCAAGCCTCGAAGATCGCGCTCCGGATCTACCAGGCTACCAAGTCCTGGGTCGCAGCACGCAATGCTGGTATGGACTACATCAAGTCCCACGTCCAGCTGAGCAACGAAGCGGAGACTGCCGCTAACTTCGAGGAGTACATCAAGGCTTTCCCGAACCAGGAGATTCCTGCTGGGGCTCCTGGCCAGCCTCAGCCTCCGTCTCCAACCGAGCGCGTTGAATCGCGGGGCATATTCCGAGGTGAGGTCGCTCGCGACACTGATGATAACTGGCAGGCTGAAGCCCGTAAGTGGGTGGATTTCTACAAGGGCAACCTAGAGCGGGCGTTTCAGGGTTTTATGGGCGCCGACATCGACAAGGCTCTGCGTGAATACGTTGGCGGCGAACTGCTTCAACGATCTGAGCTTGAGGTCGCACGCGCCAAAAATCCGATCGACTTACTGCGGGCGTTGAACCTGCAAGCACGCATCGCGAACGCGTTGGTTCAGGCAGGATCTGACTTCGGTAAGCAAGGCCGCGCTCGCCAGCTTACGTTCGCTCGTTATGCGTGGATGGTTCCGCAGCTGGTGTATCGCCGACTGGTGAACGAACGGCAGAAGCAAAAGATCCCATTCCCCGAGATCGTTGCCCAGCAGGTGCGTAAATGGCTTGTCGAGTCCGGCCAGCAGGCGATCGACCAAGTCAAAGAAGCTATGAAGCAGGCGGACAACGTGTTTGCCCGCGAGTTTAAGAAGATCAAGCAGGTCCCCGGTCAACCTAAAGGTCCCCCCATCGAGATCAAGTGGCGTGATATCCTGACCAAGTCCTTGGAAACCCAGGGCTCCGTGCGTCAGAAGATGCTTCAGGTTATCCTGGCCGATCCCAAGCTGCGTAACCTCAGTCCTGCTGGCATCGCGGAGATCACTAATCTCCTGACCAATGCTTGGGAAAAGAAGCGCGATCAGATTTTCCGATCCGAGTTCTCCAAGAAAGTTCCGCTGCCGACGGTCAAGCCGGATGCTCGCGAGAAACTCTTTCGCTCTCTGCCTCGCATCCTGAAGTACGCCAACATCGCCAGGGCTACAGCTGGAGATCAGATTACGACCGATGGCCCCGACACATTCCTTCTGTGGGATCAGGCTTTCCGAGATGCAGTGGCGCCAGAGTTTGGTGTGGCCGAGATCAATGGCCTTACCGCTCGTAAGCTCACCGAGCTAGCACAGCGGGCACAAGCCGCTCAGGGCGTTAATCGAAACCAGATTATCCAGGAGATGTTCCGCCTTATGGCCCAGGACGGCGGCGTGCGGTTCTCGGATGTCCTGAGGGATTACTGGTACGCGGCGGTTCTGTCGGGAACTCGAACCCAGCTGGACAACGCGCTCAACATCCTCAACGGCGCACTGAACACGGTTATGCTTGCGGGCATGGCCGGTAAAGAAGCCGGCCTGGTCACCAAGTCTGCACTCAAAGGGCTCAACGAAGGTCTCCGAGACTTCTGGCCGATGCTCTGGCGCGGCGAGCTTTACCGCTCAGTAAACTTCAACCCAGACCAGCCCGGCAACGCACTCGAAGGTCTCGGAGAATCTCGCAACCTGTTTGCCAAGGGAATCAGTCAAGCCAAGTACGTGAGCCGGCTGATGCTGGCACTAGATCACGTTACCGCCATGATGTCTGACGGAGCCGCGAAGGCTTACGCGCTCAACAAGGAGGTCGGATCCGAAGAAGCACGCAACCTGATGCTTCCAGAGGCGGACATAGTGAAGGCCGCCCGCGATCGCGCCATCGCTGAAGGCACCCGCCCTGACCTAGTCAACAAGCGCACCCGTGAGATTCTCCAGGAGAGCTTCCCGGTCGATGTCTTGATGACCTCTAAGGATATTCGCGAGGCTGTTACGTTTACCGAGGTTCCGCAGGGTGTGATGGGTTCGCTTTACGAAGGGTTGAACGCCGCTTCACGTAAGTTCCCGGCACTGAAGTTCCTGACTGGAACCAACTTTGTTCGCTTTGCCGCCAACTACACCAACGAGCTTCTCAACTACGCGGCTCCGATTGCGGTCTATCGTTGGGTTCAATCCGCACCTGGCAAGTCTGACCAGCCGGGCGGGCTTCAGTTTACACCGGCCCGACGTGACCTGCTGCTAGCAAAGGCTTCACTGGGTACGGCGTTGGGCGCAACGGCAGCCGCACTGTTTCTTGGGGATGATGACAAGGAAGAGGATCGTGACATCGACATCACTGGATCGTTCAAGTCCCTCGATCCAAACAAGCGAAAGCAGCTGCTATCAGAAGGCCGACAGCCCTATTCGATCCGCGTTGGCGACACCTACGTTTCCTACCGTCAGCTAGGATTCGGAGGTTTGCTTGGCGCCATCGGTGAACTTCGTGATCGCCAGCTGTTTGAACCAGAAAAATGGAATGAGGAGGGCATTATCGCCAAGGTTCAGGATGCAGCCACGGCCGGCCTGTTTATCGTGAAGGACTCATCTGCGATCTCTGGTCTCACGGAGTTCTTAGGCTTCGCTAACGCCTACAAGTACGACACCAACGAGGTTATCGAGAAATCAATGCCGCGTTACCTGGCACGGCTTGGTGGGTCGTTCGTTCCCAACATCCTCAAGGAAGTCGATGCTTGGTCTGACCCGTCGATCTTTAAGGCTGAACCCGGTGGTCTTGGTCACGAATACTTCCTTCAGCAGGTGCCATACGCCCGTCGAGATATCGGACCAGGTCCGATCCTGAACGTCCTTGGTGAGCCAGTGCGCGTCGAGCGTTACCCGTACAGCCGCTGGATTACCCAGCGTTCAGAAGACCCCGCCTGGAATACCCTCGGCCAGCTCGCGAGCAAAGGCGTCTTCATGCCGGTGCCGGCAATCACGGTCAAGGTCAACGAAAACGGCACGCGTCGAGAACTCACACGCGAAGAGAAATACGCCTACCAGCAGGCCGTTGGTCAGGGTTACCGCAAGTTTATCGAGCAGAATAGGGAGCGGCTGCTAGCTCTTCCGCCTGCCCAGGCATCCGACTTCATCGACAAAAATGCAGATCGCATTCGTCGAAATGCCCGAACAAATCTGAAAAATTCGTTCTGAAATTGCTGGACACCTAACGCCACTTGCCATACGTTGCCATACGTATGAGCAACCTACAAGTCGCAACGCAGCAACAGCAACCTCTCAGCGCGTTCAGTTCAGAGAACGCGTTCGTCTCAGTCCAACGCATGGCCAAGGCCCTTGCGTCCAGCACCCTCGTTCCCGACGCCTACCGGGGCGAGGCTAACCTCGGGAACTGCATCATCGCGTTGGAGTTATCCCAGCGCATCGGCGCCTCGGTCATGGCTGTCATGCAGTCCATGGTTCCCATTCACGGCAAGCCAACGTGGTCTGCTTCGTTCTTGATCGCCACCGTCAACAGCTGCGGTCGGTTCAGTCCGATGCGTTTCCGCTGGGTTGGAAAAGAGGGGACAGATGAGTGGGGCTGCCGCGCCTTTGCAGTCGAGCGCGACTCCAACCTGGAACTCGTTGGCGCCCTCGTGAACATCAATATGGCCAAGGTCGAGGGTTGGTACGGCAAGTCTGGCTCCAAGTGGAAGACCATGCCGGAGCAGATGCTCCAGTACCGTGCCGGCGCTTTCTGGTGCCGCACCTACGCGCCCGAGATCGCTCTGGGTATGCACACCTCGGAAGAGGTCCAGGACACCCCTGCGGCCCAGCAGGTGGTCCAGTCGGTCACCGTGAGTTCATCCATCATGGACGTCACACCCACGCCTCCCGCACCTACCGAGCCCAAGCCGCGCAAGAAGAAGGAGGCCGAGGCTATTGCAATCGTGGAGCCGCCCGCTCCCGCCGTTCCTGAACCCGCACCGGAGATCGTTGAGACTGCACCCGCCCCGCTCGCCCCCGTTCCCACACCGGAACCTGAGCTTGAAACCGTCGAAGGGACGCTAGCATCCGCTGGGATCACCTACGAGCAGCTGGTGAAGCTGGTCATAGACCTGAAGTGGTGGGAAAACCCCGAAGCCTACCCCACGGTGGCAGACCTTCCTCCTGATATCTGCAACTGGATCATCCGGAATAAGCGGGGTATCGGCCGTGCAGTGGTGAAGGCGGGAATGAACGCGTGAAGGTAAACCCAGCTTGGCGCACCGCCGAATACCGATTCGATCCACCTATGAAACTTATCCACCCCATCGACGTACATCAGTATCGCAGTCACCCGGCGATCAACATCTCCAGCCTCAAGGCGTTCAGCCGGTCGCCAGCGCACGCTATGATTGGCTTCGAGGAAGAGCGCGAGCCGTCCGAGGCCATGGCGATCGGCTCCCTGCTGGATCACAAGGTCCTCGGGACGCCGTACCTCTGGACCACATCTCCCTACGACGACTTCAGAACCAAGGAAGCACGCGCCTGGCGAGAGGACCAGGAGTACCGCCGGGTCACAGTATTCAAGCAAGACGCCATCGAAACCGTCGAGCGCATGGTTAAGTCCGTCCGTGAACACCCGGTCGCCGGCCGCCTGCTGGCCGAGCCGGGTAAGGCCCAGGTCGGGATGTTCGGTGAGTTCGAGTCCTGCGAACGCAAGGGCTTGATCGACTGGCTTCCAGATGCGACCCCGGTGATCGTCGATCTCAAGAAAACGAGGGATGCTAGCAAGGCTGGGTTCCGCCGGCAGATTGGTCAGCTGCGCTACGACGTGCAGGCGGCGTACTACCGGGACCTCTACCGGGATATCACTGGCGAGACCCGCGCATGGCAGTGGATCTGCGTCGAAGACCAGGCGCCCTACGCGGTCGCTGTTTACCAGATGGACACCGAATCCTTGGACAAGGGTTCAGCCGCATGGCAGTCGTGGATCCGACAGTGGATGGTGTGTGAGGACACCGACAGCTGGCCGGGTTACAACGGCGACTCCATTCAAATCATTCAATCGCCCACCTGGATTCTCAAAGATGAAACTCTCCCGTGAAGCCATTGAACGCCTGATGGGTCCACAGCCCACGATCGCAAAAACCGTTGTAGTCGAGAAACCCAAAGAAGGTTGGAGCCCGATGACCGAGAAAGAGAAGGCGGCCATCGAGCGGTTCGTAAAAGACAACCCCACGTTTTCCTACAAAGAGCTATCCAAGAAGTTCGGCCGCGCTCCGAGCGTGATCTGTGGTCTGTGCAAAAAAGCTGGATTGAAGATTCAAAAGAAACGCCCATGAACTCACTCATTCAAAACGCAGTGGCCCGTGGATGGATTAGCTTCCCTCACCCAGCTGCGGTGACGGCACATCCAGACGTGGTCAAGGCACGCCTCAACTCACCAGACTACAACGCCCAACGCGCCTGGAAACTGTGGAACGAAGGCCAGAGCTTGGCCTACGTGGCGAAGGCTGTCGGCGTAAAGAAGCGGTGCGTGATGGCAATTATCGAAGAGGGGAAATCGAAAGCGAAGGGAGAGAAATGAACATCGAAGAAACTAAAGAAGCCATCCGCGTGATGCAGGCATTTGTGGATGGTAAGGACCTAGAGGTCTTGGGTCCTGTTGGAAAATGGGAACCAGTACATTTCCCTCGGTGGGGCTGGGACGACACAAAGTACCGCATCAAACCCACCGCTACGTTACGCCCGTGGACTGCGGATGAGGTGCCGCTGGGTGCGTGGATGAGAACAAAAAATTCACCTCATAGTGGTCGAAGAATCATGATCTGTGGGACTTACGATGAAGGCGTCAGATCGACGTGGCTGGTGACAAGCGAACACTCCACCGACTGCGGCAAAACATGGCTCCCGTGCGGGGTGATTGAGGAATCGAAATGAACAGCACCCCTAGAACAGACGAACAGATCAACGGCAAACCATGCACTCGATTTGAAATACTAGCTGGCGATTGCCTGCGTAATGCCGCAGTTCCGTCGGAGTTCGCTCGCACATTGGAACGCGAACTCAACGCAGCAAACGCAATCATCCGTCAGCAGCAATTGTTGGATGAAGAAAACCTGCGGCTTAAAGACCGCATCAAGCGGTTGGATGAAACATTGGAAGCTGTTACCGATAAAATTGATAATGCGTGGGGAATCTATATGAAATTTAAGGAGGCCAAGCCGTGAGCGACACGCCCATCTCAGACAGCACTCCTCACAACGTAGGCGACTTGGCGATGCTATGCCGGAGGCTGGAACGCAAACTAGCCGCGACTCGACATTATCTGGCTGTTGTTTCGGACCGAGTGAAGCGGCTGGAGGAGGCTGGTGATGCGATGGTGAACGAAGGGTGGAATGAACCACACCTAGCTGGCGCATGGCGCAAAGCCAAGGAGGCCAATTCGTGAGTGACGAACACTATTGCCCTCGGTGCAACGCTCCATTTTTGTGTTTTAATGGAGTTAATACGCGCCATTTCAAGTGCGGATCAAGCACTCAAATTCCTTCCGTAGCGTGCGGGTATGCATCGCAGCTTCAAGAGCGCATCGAACAACTCGAAGCCGAGAACGATGCAATGAGAGCGGATCTGCTGTTGTGGAGGGATACGACGGACACGATATGTTCAAAGGCTGGCATTGGATTTACTACGGAGGACAAGCCGTGAAAGTATCTGATGCTCAAGTAGTCATCGACAGGCTAAGTGAAGTCTGGACCGTTAAGCGGCTGTGTCCTGTGTGTGCCTCTGGCAAATTGTCGCTCACTAACATCGTTGAGGTTAGAGATTACAACGAAGGGAATCACTGTCCCGGTGCTGGTATCACACCTATGGTAGAGGTCGCGTGCGATGTTTGCGGCTATGTCATGCTGTTCAACGCCATCGCTCTTGGTGTCGTTGATCGAGACAGCGGCAAGGTGAAAGAGTCCAAATGAGAGACTGCGCCTTCATCTACGTAAACAAAACCAACGGCATGGTCCGCGTAGAGAGCTTAGACACAGCCAAGCACATCGATGGCAATCCAGAGTGGAAGCACGTTTCGACGGTAAACCCTTACGTTGCGCTGGAGCAAATTCTCCGAGCAAAGGGCAAAGACAGGAACCTTATCATCAAACACCTGCTAGCATGACCTACTCACAAGCTGGGCAAATCCCCCACCACCAATACTGCTTCGTCGATGCTTCGTTCATCTCCAGTCGCACCGGGTTTATCCCATGCGTCTGGTTCGGCCTGGTCTCTATCCCCGGTCGAATGTGGGGTTGCACCATCATGTTGGAATGCGGAGCGGTCTACCGGGCCGTACCGCCGCACGCGCTAGCATTCGATCTACAGCCTGACCTCATCTGGAGCAAACAAAACGCCCAGCGATGGGATTGCTACGGAACCGATTTCACCGCCATCGAGTATACGTTCCTGCGAGGACTCGAATGCAAAGTGAAATGCGATGACTTAGTCACCACTGGCGACTACCTCTTCACCGCTGCACCCATCGGCGATAGCTGGAGTCGTCAGCCTAATCAGGCTAAAGAGTTCATGTTCATCCGAACCGAGGGCGAACGCCTCACAATACAACCCACCGACAAGGTGGTCTTTATCGAGAAGTCATTCACTGAAACTGAATGGCCGACTGGACTTATCACGACCGACACCGTTTACACCTGCGAATGAAACTCATCGACAGCCTTAGAAAATTCCTCGGATTCAAATCCAGAGTCGGACGTCCTAGGATTTCTCAATCCAAACAAGACGCCATCAAATCCGCGCCCATCGACGTGACAGATGCCGATCTGGCACGCCTGTTTAACCTCTCCTACACCACCATTCAAAGATACCGTTACGCCGATGGAAGACCGCGCAGAAAAATTCGCTCAGATCGCCAGAGAACTCCATGAGCGCATCGCCTGTGGCTGTCATCCAAACCCATGCTGGACCTGCCAGCAGGTGAAACGGAAATATGAAGCAATCGCCCGCGAAGACGCCCGCATCAACGCAGCGCCGGATAAACCTCAGCGGTAACCGCGTGGTGATCGTCGAGACCAAGGACATATCCGACCGAGGTGAGAAGGATATCATCGGCACCTGCGTGTCGAACTCGCAAGATCCAGCGGCGCTCCTGGCGAACCTCAAGAGGATTCCTGGGGTGATATCAGCTCAGTATCGGTAAAAGAAAACCCCCAGGACCTCACAATCCCGGGGGTAAAAACAACCAAAAACCACTACAAGCGGTAGTACCTTATTTCTTAGAGGCCACAACAGCAAGTGTTTTTATCACCCGATCCGACAGATCCTTGGTCGGCTTGAAGAATATCTTCGGCCTCGACGGGATCTCGATCTCGATCTTGGGCTTCAGTGGATTCCGGCCAATCATTGGCTTGGTCCAACGCACCTCGAACTTACCCACGCCGGGCAGTTCAAACTCCCCCTTGAGGATTTCCTGCACGATGATC